CGGGGCCATTGAGTCGTATACCGGGCTTCGACAAACTCTTTGGCGATTTCTCAGCTTTAGCAGAACAAAAAGTAGACTTAAACCTTGGCTCTGCTTCAATGATAGGTGGCTTACCCGGAGGCGGTCCTATCGTTTGTTTCGGTGCTGCACAACTACAGATCGTTGCACCAGAACTTATGCAATGGATTCCTAATGCGTGCCTCCCTTATGGCCCAGCCGAAGGCGACAACGTAGCGACGCAGTTCATAGACGCATTCACTCCTTCATGGACGCAAGCTTTCTTTAACGCTAAAGGAATGGACACCGATCAGCGTGCCCGAACCGCAGCTACAGTCTTGCAAAGCTACTTAACGGAACTCTCCGAGCAAGGCATCGTTGTTGGCAGAGGCGGCCAGATAACAGAAGACGAAGTTGCTGACGAAGTAGAACGCCGAGTCCAACATATCTTTGGAATGTTTATGGCACGCTCACTAGCGTTCCCTGTTTCTTTCCAACAACAATCTCCTTACTGGGCCACACTCTCTGATTTCTGGAAACGACAAGACGAATATGGAAGCCAAGAAGCAGTCGATTGGCTGCTAGAGAACCACCCAGATATGTGGGCTTTCACAGCGCGACGCACAAATATTAAATCGGTGGTTGCAGGAACCCTTGAAGGTCGAGCAGCGATCAAAGAACATCAAGAGTTTGCTGACAGAAACCCAGAGTTGGGTCGTTGGGTGACAGGTGAGATTGGCCCACTAGATGTACAGTTCGCATACAACGAAGCAGTCGCTCGACTTGAAAAGATCGAAGGCAAACGAGAGTATCTCGACAGCAAAGGACTTTTGAAGGAAGCTCAAACATCAATCGGGTGGCGAGAGTTCCGAGTATTCCGCAACTCTCGTGATTCTATACTGCGTGAAAGAGCAGAAGCTGGTGGATCAGTTAGCCTTTTGGCACGAGCAAACTACGATTTGTTTACATCCACACAGGATTTTGTTGCTCAACTTGCAGAAACTAATCCGCTTTGGTTCGAGGAATACAACGCAGGCGGTGATCCAGAAAGACAACGACGAATACTGCGTGGGTTCCGTGACGCTGTAGCCGATCCTGCGTTTGAGAAACGGCCTGATATCGTGCCTATTTCTCAATATTTAGAACTGCACGACCAGATAGCGCAAGCGATGGTTGAACGTGCTGAGGTAAACCAGAACCGTAATTTCTTGCAATTAAGTTATAGAGGCAACGCTGATCTTCAACAGCAATGGGAAGTTGGGAAACTGCGTTTGCTGCGTCAGTCAGACTTTGGTTCTGTCTACGATTATTTCTTTAGTAATATAGCGACAGTTTCAGTAGGAAACTTGCCGAGAACGAGAGTTTGATATGGGTTGGTTAGACGATGTTTGGAACGCTGCGTTAAAATTTTTTGAAGCGCAAGGACAAGCAGAGATGAATCAGGCAGAGATGAATCAAGCATTCGTAGAAGAATACATTCTGCCTGCATGGAACGAAGGTTCCGACGACGAGAACAAGTTAGTTGAAGCTAACGAAGGCGAAGAAGCTACAGAACAAGCAGACGATGAAAGCGTTGATGCGTTTATCGACGTTGAAGAACAGGGCGGCAGGCATCCAAGTGGGCGCACAACATGGCTTGTTACCGACGCTTTCCTTATGTCAGAAATGGATCCTGAAACGTGGCGTGTCCCGTCACAAGCAGCAATATTTGGTAAAGGATCTCAACAACGTGGCCCGAATGTTACTGGGTTACCGGGTGGCCGCCACGATTACCGAGGAATGTTGGGGACTGAAGACCTTGCTTACTACGGTATCGCTGCCTCGTCACCTATAACAGAAAAGGTAATGGGAGCTAACGCTACCCGTAGCTGGAGCAAATCAGAAGACATGGCAGCAAGCGGCTTCGACTTCGTTGAACTAGTCGAAGAAGATGTGCCTTTCACTATTGCTGACGCAATGGGTATTTATGATGCACAAACCCCAGACAAACAGCGAAGAATTGCTGAAGGACTAGCTGTCGGAGACAAGACTGCTTCCTACATGTTCAAGGTTCTCGGCTACGAAATGTTTGAGAACCCTGACGCTATTTACGATAGAGGCAATATCCAAGAAGCAATCATGGAAATGTCCAGAGATGCGACGAACCAAGCCCAGTTGTTGGGCCCCGATGGGTACACAATGCTGGGCGACAGATTTATCCCTGACGTATCCCAAAACGAAAGCTTTACTTACACGGTCGGGGATTTCCAAGAACGGCTGTTCGACATGGCTGTCGATTCGGGACTCGTAGCAACAATTTCACAGACAGCTACAGAAGATAAAGCGGTAGCTGTGTATGAGGCAATGACTGGGCGGTCAGCTTCCCCTGAAGTAATTGAGTGGGCTAAAGGTTTGACGCCTCAAATGCAAAGACATTTCTTGGAGGAACGTCCGGGCGATAAATATATTCCTGAAAATACCCAAGAGGATTACATCGCTAGTGAAGTTAAAGAAATGGCTAGTGAAGATCTGGCTAAGAGTGGGTCTGACAGGTTCGATCAAGTATTTTTAAAGGTTCTGACTAATGGTTGATATCGTTGATTCTGTAGATGTTTTAACTGCAAGACGCGAAAATGATTTGGGTCAAGCGATGTTTGCGTGGGTTAAAAGAAACCCTAAAGCCACTATCAAAGACGGTGAATTTGCAGGATGGAATCTTGCGGATGCCGCAGAAGTTCTTAAAGAACGCTATGCAAGTGACACTGAAATGGGGTTGCAGCAATACGCCTCAGCTATCCAAACGCTTTTACGAAACACAGATTACTACAGAGATACTGAAGAAGGCAGAGCCTTAAAAGAATCAGAATGGTACGCCGGTGACGACAGCGAAAGCTGGACAACACGACGAGAATCATTAGTCGCAGCAGACACCGAAATAATTGAGCGTATAGCAGGTGAACTACAACTCAACTGGGAAGACGACCAAATCCTAGAACTCGCAAAAATTGCATGGCTATCAGGCTGGACCGAAGACCAGATTTACGATTTCCTTGAAGAATCAGGAGATCTAAAATTTGGTGTCGAAGCTCTCCCCGGCAGCACAATAGCCATTGACCAAGCGACAATGGCTGGAGAAGCACAACAATATTTCGTAGATTACGACCCATCGGAATACGAAAAGTTTCAACGAGCGTCATTACGTGGCGAAGCAACAGCAGAACAATGGACCAACAAGTTAGCTCACGAAGCAGCCAGACTTTACCCGTCATGGGCTGCTGACATTCTTGCCGGTCAAACCCCGATGGACATAATGAACTCTTACAACCAAGTCTTTTACAGACGCATGGGGTATATGCCAGATTGGGGTGGCAACGACAACGACTGGGTAATGAAGTTCGGAAGCTATGCCGATCCGAATGGTAGCCCGATGACAATAAGTGGCTGGGATGCAAGTTTGGCGTTTATGAACTCGCCGCAAGGTGATAAAGCAATGCCACAAGTACTTAATGCCTACAGCCTTGTAAACGACTTAGGTCAAGCTATGGGAGTTATAGGGTAATGGTTATTGAAAATCCAGTAAATTGGGCTGCAAACGAAGCTGGGTTGTCTACCTCCCAGAAGCGTGCGGCTGCACGTGAAGTAATAAAACAAGAGCAACGTGACCTTAACGAAGCCAATGCAGGCAAAGTCGATGCAGATGGGAACGCTTACGTCCCTTTAGTTGTTGACGGTATCGTTGGTCCAAAGACTGAGGGCGCTAGAGATTTTGTCCCTGTTAAGACACCGAGTAGCACCGACCCTTTGCAGACAGAAGGGATACCGGAATACGCTGCGGCTCGCGAAATTTTAGGGATGACCGACGAACAAATTATTGCCGGTATCCGTGACGGAAGCCTGTATCCTGATCAAAAAAATTATCCCGGTATGCCGGGCCAACCCACAACTGGACTGCAACCGGGTCCGGGGCAGATATGGAACTTCAATCCTGATGCTACAAACCCAGAAGATATTTGGCAAATAATCGATGAGTATGGTCCCAACAGCAGGAACAATAACCAGAATAATAATAGGGGAGGCAACGATCCCTATTCAGATTTCCTTACCAAAGCTAATATCGCTGGAGCTAAAGCGATAGTCAGCGGTTTCTTACAAAAATTTGGTTTAGCTGATATAGCGCCGTGGGCATTAGATCTTGCTTCGCAAGGTTTAAACGCTGACGCAATATTGACAGAGCTTCGATTCGGTGATGACCCTACTGTCAGAGCTTTATATGATGCTCGTTTCCCGTCTATGAAATCTCGCCGTGACAGCGGACTCCCACCTTTAACAGAAGCTGAATACATTGATTTGGAACGTGGGTATTACCAGATTGCAGAAACAGCAGGTATCTCCCCAGCGTTTTTAAATAATAGTGCTGTTGCGTCCGTAAACGCTTTGATAGCAGGCGATGTGTCTTTATCCGAATGGAAGTCCAGAGTGACTTTGGCTGAACAAGCCGTCAACGTAGCGGACGCAGAAACTATTGCTGCTCTTACCGACTACTACCAGTACGACAGCGGCGATCTTGTGGCAACATTCCTTGACCCGAATTACCGTCGGAGTCCAGATGCAGCACCTATCAACATAACCCAGCGAGGCCGCCAGTTCGCTTCAGCACAATTAGCTGGAGCTTCAGAAAGAGCCCTTGGCCCTAACAGAGTATTCAGCAGAGAACTATCTGAAGATCTGAACAAAATGAATGTTCAAGCCAGAGAAATCGCTACAAGAATTGCTCCCGTAGCAGGGCTCCAAAATAATCTGCTAGGCGACGAAGGGTTAACCCCCGACGAACTAGGCCGTGGAGTCTTTGGGGGAGCAAGCAATGTGGGTAATATGCGGCGAGCGCAAGAGCGTAGAGCAACTCGTTTTAAAGGACGCAGCGGTTTGCTGGGCACAAGCAGCGGTATGACCGGCTTGGGTACTACCAGTACTTGACTTGCACTATAGAAACCTTCTATATTAAATACTGTTGTCTGGCCCTTCGGGTGAGCTATTCGACACCCCTCCATCTCCGGTGCCACCGCCGGGATGCGTTACAGGACAGGTGAGTGACATATGACAGAAAACGACTCCACTGGATACAGTGAAGAAGGTTCTGACAGTTCAACCGAATCGAAACCAAATTTTCGACGTAAGCTAGAAGGCGAACGAGATGAGTTGCGTACAGAACGTGACCAGCTTGCTCAACAGCTAGCTAATTATGAGCGTCGAGATACATTCCGTTCAGCAGGGCTCGACCCTGATGATTCGCGTGTTAAGTATTTTGTTAAAGGTTATGAAGGCGAACTTGATGTTGAAGCTATCCGACAGGAAGCATCAGCGGCAGGGTTCTTGGGAGCAGATGCTCCACCTCCAGCCTCGACAGCAATACCGCCAGAAGTTTTAATGGCAGAACAACGAATCCAATCTGTCGGAGAAGGCGGAGATCCGGTGTCACAAGCTGATCTTGAAGCTCGGATTAAAGCAACAAGTAATCCAGATGAATTGCGTGCTTTGATGGAGAGCGAAGGTTATCTGTGGGGCGCAGCAACCTAATTCTCTAACCCATTGGAGTCCTGACCATAGGACTCCCCGTGGCTTATACAACAACTACAACTCTCGGAGATCAGGTAACAACGGCCTTCGATCAGGTTGCTTATTTCGCTTTGCGTTCACAGCCCCTGTTCGAAATGATCGCTGATGTCCGTTCAACAGCCCAGAGCCATAACGGTTCGGGTGTACAATTCACGTTCTACGCTGACATGGCACAAGCAACATCGGCCCTCACTGAAAACAGTGACGTTACCGCTGTTGCGTTGACTGATAGCGCAGTAACCGTAACTCTCGCTGAGTACGGTAACGCTGTTATCACAACCGCCAAGGTGCGTGGAACTTCATTCCTCAATGTTGACGCTGATGCGGCCAACATTGTTGGTTATAACATGGCTGACTCGCTCGACAAAATCGTTTCAGATGTTGCCAATGCTGGCACAAACGTAACGTATGTCGGGCAAACAAGCCGTGGCGCAATTACCGATGCGAACAACTACACCGCTTCCGAAGGCCGTAAAGCCGTCGCACAGCTTCGTAGCCGTAACGCTCCCGGTTGGGACAATGGCAACTATGTAGCGATCATTCACCCTGACGTTTCCTACGATCTTCGTGGAGACACAGCGGTAACTGACGTTATCCAGTACCAACTGTACCAAGACGGAGCCCCCGTTCGTGCAGGTTCAATCGGTACCTTCAATGGCATCGAATACATTGAAAACCCCCGTGCTGGCCTTATCGCCGACGGTGGCACAAGCAATGTCGATGTTTACCAAACCCTTATCTGCGGTCGCCAAGCTATTGCTAAGGCGCATTCGCGGGCTCCGGGCTTTGGCGCTGATCCAAGCATCGTGTTCGGTCCTGTGACCGACTCTTTGCGTCGGTTCAACCCTGTTGGTTGGTACCACCTCGTTGGTTACGGCATCTTCCGTGAAGATTGCCTGCAACGTGTGGAAGCATCATCCAGTATTGGCGATAACGCCTAGTTAACGCCATAGAGGTTTGGAGGGGTCGGGTTTTCCCCCTTTCCCCGGCCCCTCCATTATCCTCTGCTATCATTTCAATTATGCCTATCGTTGATGGAAAGAAGTATCCTTATACCGCTAAAGGTAAAAAGGCTGCTGCTGCCGCAAGAAAGAAAAAGAATGCAAAAACCAAACGGTGATGTAACGATTAGGCCAAAGCCGATCCAAGGAACAGGTACTGCTAATGGCTAGTGGTCTTTACGTTGAGACTTTCGAAGCTGCGTTTAAGAACGATCTCGCACTTGACATGGACAATGACACGTTTAAGTGCATGTTGGTCAACGCTTCTTACTCCCCGAACTTTGAAACTCACACAAACAAATCAGATGTAACAAACGAAATTTCGGGTACCGGGTACACGGCTGGTGGTGAAGCTCTTACAAGTGTTGCCATGACCAGTAGTTCTGATGGGACAGGCACAATTAAATGGGACGCAGATGACGTATCGTGGACCAGTTCCACGTTGTCAGCGGTACGAGCCGGAGTTATCTACGATGACACGGTAACGAACGACCGTTTAATTGCGTACATAGATTTCGGGGGAGATTTCAGTACAACGTCAGGCACATTCCAAATACAGTGGAATGCGTCTGGTATTTTCACCCTTGATTTGGTTCCATAGGAGCAATAATGCCAACGTCAAACTATCCAACATCTCTTGACACAACCTCAACACAGGTAACTCCAAGCTCAACAACTGACTTGGATGCGTCAGGGTACGAACACGATCAAGTTCATGGTGCAGCTTCTACTGCTTTGATTGCTGTAGAAACAAAACTTGGTATTAGCGCTTCGCCTGCTGCTTCAGCAGCAACGAACGCCTTTTTGGAGCACACCGGTACGGGTACCACAGCATGGTCTAGTACGCTGACGGGCTCAACGATTGCTGGTGCAACTCTTTCTGGCACGGTTGTTGGTGCAGATCAGATCATGTCGGCAGTAGTTCACAAGGATTATGCCGAAACGGTGTATGCCGGTGGGGACACAAGTACCGCAGTTACTCTCGATGAAACTAACGGCAACACTCAGACGTGGACGATGACAGGTAACTGTACGTTTACGATGCCTTCGGGTGCTGGGTTGCAGGCTGGTACTGCGTTGACATTGATTCTTACGCAGGATGCTTCGGGTTCTCGTACTGGTGCGTTTACTAGTGTTAAGTGGGCTGCGGCTACTGCTCCGACGTTGACGACTACTGCGACTACGGGTGTCGATATTCTTACGTTCATCACTTTCGATGGCGGTGCTGCTCCTACTTGGTATGGGTTTGTCGCTGGGGCGGCAATGGCGTAATGCCATTTGGGGCCGGTAAGGTAGCTTTACTTGGTGCCGCCGGTTCAAGTGGCGGCGGTGGAACACTAGATGTTCTGTATACAACGACACTTTCAACGGATACACAAAAAGTTAGTTTTACAAATGTTGATTCGATTGCGAGTAGCTATCGGACTCTTGTATTGCAATTTTTTGCGGTAGGGGTTAGTGGTACGAATAACTGGAATGAGTTGTTGTATTCCGGTACTAGCCACGGCACAGAGACTAATTTTTCTACCCATAGCTGGGGTGCTGGGGTGAATACGAGCAGTTTTTATGAGTATTCATACAACAGCGACATTGTTGCAGGTGGGGGTGGGTCCACATCTGCAAGTTGGTACGCCCAATCTTCTGGGGGATGGATATGGTTCCCCAATTGGCAAGACGATAATTTCAATAGGGGCGCTATGGGAATAAACGCTTCAGCCGCAGATAACGCTTACGCCTATTTTATAAGTTCTGCTATAGGTAGCAGCGGCAACACATCGGGTACCACTATTTCTATTGCTAACGAAACCTCTAGTAATAACTGGTATGCCGGTTCGCACTTTACGTTGTGTGGGCTTGGGGGAACAAAGTGACTTACGAATTAATTGGTGAAGCTCAGGCCCCTAACGACACCACTACTTCGTTAGAGGTTGAAAATATTCCGGACACTTATAAGCATTTGCAATGTATTATTGCTGGCCCCGGATACCATTCAAGTAATCCCACTTATTGGACTGGTCGTTTTAACGATAAGGGCGGCGGCGCTGGCGAAGATATTTATCAATTTGGTTTGATGATAGCTAGTGGAACTTCTGGTGCTTATCCGTGGACTACTGGTAATGAGGGATCTGCTGACCAGTTTTATTTTGGTTACAACAACGGTGTCAGTCCATACGATGTGCAAGGCATAACAATATTAGATGTTTATGATTACACGGACACAGCGAATAAAAAGTCTTGGACTTCATACGGCGGCACTATAGATGAAACAAGCACGTCGAGTGGAGGGGATACGATGGTTGTAGGTGCAGGTAGTTTCCCGTGGACTGAAGCTATAAACAAAATCAGTATCAATATGAACGGAAATAATATGCAAACTGGTTGCACTTTGCGTGTATTTGGATGGGGAGCACCATAATGAGCAACTGGGTAGCGATAGCAGAAGCATCAGTTACAGATACTACGACTACCGGTGTCGCATTTACTTCGATTCAGCCTTCTTCAACGTCTAGTTCTGGTACTAATTATGACGTTCTTCGTCTGATGTGGTCAGGGTACGCTGACCATTACGATTATCAAGATGACATGATAATTTATATCAACAACGTCACAAGTAACTACTATTATTCTCAATGGTTTTGGTCACCGGCTAATAACGCAAGCCAAGATACCAACAACAACCAGCAACGAAGTAACTACGCCGGGTTCAAAGGTAATCTGATTCATGGTCGTAGCACATACAATTTGGGGTATTGGGGTAGCGGATTCTGTGATATCTATGGTTGCTACGGAGGTGCAAGCTCTGACCGTGGTGATGTAGTGAATTATTGGTCTATGTCTGCAACTCCTTTTGGCTCTAACTACAGCAGCACCAGTAAGAATCGAGGAAGCGCTAGTGCTGGTGCGATGGATGTAACCGGAGGTACGGTTAATGTTTACGAAATTGATTTAGTGCCATCTAGCGGTGCTTATTGGGGTGACGGTTCAAGGTTTTGGCTTTACGGATTACGGAATGAGGTTGCCTAATGTCGGCAATGAATAGATTGATAGTTGATTGTTCTACGGGCGAGGAACGACTTGTTCCTTATACCGCAGAAGAAATCGCTGAAGCTGAAGCACAAGCTGCTCGTCACAAAGAGGAGGTCGCTGCACAAGAAGCTGCGGCTGAGAAAGCTGCTGCGGATAAAGCGTCAGGTAATGCCAAACTTAAAGATCTTGGTTTAACTGACGACGAGATCGCTGCGCTCACTAGCTGAGGATTGTTATGCCGTTTGGATCGAGTAAAGCCGCAATGATGGGAGCCGCCGGAGCAGGCGGTGGTTTTGGTTATGAGTATTCTGGTTCTAAAAACGAATACACTAATTGGAACAGCACGGGTTATACCTTTGTTGAGCTAACTACTTCCGGCAGTTTAGAATTTACTGGTGACGGCACTATCGACATGGTTGTTGTCGGCGGTGGCGGCGGCTACGACGTTGGTTCTAGCACTAATAACGAGAATGGGGGCGGTGGCGGTGGTGGTGTTGTTCAAGTAACTGGCTTTGAGGTTGTCGCTGAAACTATTTCTGTAACTATTGGTGCGAAAGGCACGTGGCCAGTGTCAGGCGGCGGCCAATCAGGTACTAATGGTGGTCAAACTGGGTTCACTATGAATGGTGTGGATGTCGTTGCTGGTGGCGGTGGTCGAGGCGGCATGGGTGGCTGGGCTTATTGTTCAACTGGGACTGATGCTCCTGCGCTTACTGCTCCCGGTGGAAGTTGGGGTTCGATTACCCGAGCTTCTGGTGGCGGGGGCGGCGGCGGCGGTAGGTGGTACACCTATTGCGGTAGTAGCGGTGGTGCTGGTGCTTCTGGTAAGTATGATGGCACACCGGCTAGTGGCACATGGTGGCCTAACGAAGATTCTTCTGCTGGTATAGGTGGCAACGGTGCTGGGGGCGAAATGTGGGATGCTGGTGGCGGCGCTGGCGGTGGTTCTGGCGGTGGTTACGACACACAAAATAGTCGTAAAGGCCAGAATATGCCGGGCACAGGTAGTGGTTGGGGTGGCCAAGGTATACGTTGGCAAAACTATGGTTACGCCAAAAACGGGTCAGTTTCTACTACGACCAATGCTTTTTATGGATCGGGTGACGGTCGGGGCCAGTATCTAAATCCAACGTCTGATTCTCATAGTTATTCTAGTTGGGGTAAAGGTGCTGCTTGGCTTGACGGAGCAGGACATGGAGCGTCACAAGATGGTGTAGTGATACTTAGGTTTGAAGATCTTTAAGGTTGTTGGATGAGAACTTTCGCGCAGGTAGATGAAAACAACATTGTTGTTAATATCGCCCTCTTTGAAGATGGCCTTACTCCAGTCGATTTAGGGTGGTCTGGTTGGTATGAAACCGCAGACAACATCCGCAAAAACGTAGCTGGTCCCGGCTCAACATTTGTTCCAACAGCAGACGGTTATCCTCTCGGTTTATTTCATGGGCCATCTCCACACAACGGATGGGTGTTGGACGCTAGCTACGATTGGCAACCTCCTGCCGATAAGCCTTACCCTGAAGGGTTTGGTGAGGAAGGCGGTACCGCTTGGAAGTGGGATGATGTTATGGAAGATTGGTTTGAGCTATCTCCTACTCCTGAGCCAGAATGAATATCGTAGACGCACCCGGTAAAGTCAACACCGGTCGGCCACTCAAACCATTCGGCATAGTCGTCCACCACACAGCCTCCAACCGCAACGCAGATCCCGACAACGTGATCGCAATGTGTGTTCGAGGAGTGAACAAGGTACCCGGACCTCTATACAACTACCTCATAAAACGTGATGGCACCATTGTCAAGTTGACTGCTGAGAATGTGAAAGCTAACCACGCTGGCCGTGGCTTACAGTCAGTGTTGACACGAATGCAGCAGAATAATCCTGTTACGGGTAACGCTTCGAGCGCCGGTAAGATCAGCGCCAACTCTCGTTTAATAGGTGTTTCAATTATTAATGACGGGTTAGGGGAAGATGTACCCGAGGCACAGATGGACGCACTCGTAGATTTGTGCGCCTTTCTGTGCGACGGACACAAATGGAACCCTGACTGTGCGGTGATAGGCCACAAGGAATGGACTTCACGCAAAGTTGATCCCTCGTTTTCTATGCCAGAACTACGTTTAATGGTTCATCGACGCATGATTACATCAGTCCCAACAATGACTTTACCTAAAGAACCAGAGGACGGACTTGTTCCGTTCCCCGGAACACTACGCAAAGGCTCACGCAGCCAAGCAGTTGTCCATGTTCAACGAGTAGTAGGAGCTTTAGCCGACGGAATATACGGGCGTGGTACACTCGCCAAAGTAAAACAATGGCAGCGAACCAAAGGGCTCGTTGCAGATGGCGTAGTTGGTCCAAAAACTTGGGCGGCTATGCAGATACGGAGACAAGAAGTTGTTCAACCAGCGTTTTATTAAAGACAGTTTGGAACGTGGAATCTCCACCTTTGCTCAGGCATGGGCCGCAGCTATGGCTGTACCCGGACCTGACTGGGGTGATTCCTTGAAGATCGCCGGAGTTGCGGCGCTTATCGCTATTGCTAAGGCTGTTGCTGCCAGAAAAGTGGGAGATCCAGAAACAGCATCGGTTACTAGCTAGAAAGATGAGGCTGTTCGGTGCCGCTCCCTGCCGTCAATCCGTACAACAAAGATGAGATTGAGTATCAAGAGCCGGGGTTCGACTACGCCCCGAAATATCCGGGCAGCTACGATTACAACGAAAGCGGAATCGCTTATGCGGAGTCCGGCTTTCCTTATCAGAAACGTGATGCGACTGTATCCGTCAGCACGATTGCGTGTTCGGCGGATCTGTCGCTTACGTTTGCATATGTTTATACACCGAAACGTCCGGGTGGCGTAGGCTATTCAAGCGGTTATGACTACAACAAGACCGGGTTCGATTACAACGAACGTGACACCTCGGTACCAGACAACCGTATCTTGGTGGATTACAGCCAGTCGGGTGTTGGCTATTCCCAGCCTGTTGATACTGGTTTTACTGTTACGGTCATTGCGACGCCAGCCACAATCGGTGTTACGACGACGTTCTCGGCAGGCGTATCGGTCCCGGCGACGGTTACTCCGTCTACAGTCGCCTGTCCGGTAGTAATTGTACCTTCAGTTACTGCCAACTCAATCAGCGTACACGGCGGCATCACTGCTCCAGCTACTCTCCCCACACCCACCATCTCAGCGGTCGTTACACCGGCTACGGTGGCGACTGCGGCGACGTTCCCCGGCCACTCGCTCTACATCACTGTCGATGCGACACCGGGAGTCATCGCAGCTACCGCAACGATGCCATCGGAAACACCGAGCGGTAATTACACAGCAGTTGTAGATACCATTGCAGCGACTAGCACAATGGGAGCTAAAGAAGTTTATCGGCTGCTCGTTATGCCAACGGCTAATACACTTCCACGTATAGGAGTTCCAGAAGCTTCGACACCTGCAGCCCGCGCTCTTATGCGTCACTTCGCACCCGGCGCACAAGGCAGTAATGTATTTATAGTTAATGGCTCGACTGTACAAACATATTTACCAGCAGACTGGGCAACAGTTACTCGCTGGATTTATGGTGGACATGAAAGCCCCCGTGACTTAACACAATCAGAAGAAACCGTACTCGTAGGAGCCGGTTACTCATTTAGAGTAGGACCAGAATAGTGCCAATTTATTGTTACCGATGTCTTGATTGTGGGTTGACCCATGAGATCCGTCATGGGTTTGACGAAACCTACGATGGAGTTTGTGATGCCTGTAAAGGAGTAATTCGCAAATACTTCGGTGAAGTACACATTGCTGCGTCAGCTACACCAACGAGAGGTATGCACGATGGCAAGGCGATTGATTGGTCTGGATCTAAAGCTAAAGAAAGAGACAAAGAAAGAGATATGGCAGCCTACAAACGCCTCCGATCTGAAGGTATTCAGCCCAAGAACATTGACGGCGCTGCCAAAATGGAACGAGAAGCCGCAACCTCTCACGAAATTAAAGCCGGGACGCTTCTTCAAGGGCCGAAGTCAGAAAAGAAACGCAAAGAACGTGCCCTTAACGACGTTCTTGGGAGCACATAATGCCTGCACAAATATGGATTGACCAGACAAGGGACATGCTTTTATCAGGCTATGTTGAAGAACTTAACTTAGTCATAGCCCCAGCGTTGACTGATGCTACTGGCACAACTGTGCATGTGCAGAACGCTTCAAGCAGCGGCATTGTCAAAGGCGTAATAATAGAAATCAACGAAGAACTTATGTACGTTACCGCTGTAACGGGTACCGAAGTCTCTGTTATCCGTGGGTATGGGGGCTCAACGGCTTCTTCGACGGGTCACGCAGTCGATTCTTTAGTGAGGACATCACCTAAATTTCCCACACACAGGATCATCGACGCCATCAACGACGACTTGGCAGATCTGTCAGCACCTGACTCTGGTTTATTCCAAATGAAAAGTTTGCAAAGCATTACTTACAATGCAGCTATCGACGGATACAACATGACAGGACTAACGGATGAAGAAGTCCAGTCCATCTATTCAGTGACGTATGCCCAAGTCGGTGTCGAAGCACGTGAACCCGACGTGAGAGCATGGGAACTTAAACGTAACCGTGATACAGATACCTTCGCTAGTGGTTTAGCACTTGTTCTTTATGGGACTGCGTGGCCGGGAAAGAAATTAAACGTCAGCTACAAATCCCCATTTACGTCTATTACTAATAGCAGTTCGACTAGAGTTTCAACGGGTTTGCCTACGACCGCATATGATTTGCCGCCTTTGGGAGCAGCAATGGCGTTGATGACAACTCGCCCCATACGGAGAGAGTTCTTAGATGCACAAGGCACGTCTCGAATGGGAGAAGAAGTACCGCCCGGAGCTATCGCTGCTTCGTTCAAAGATCTAATGGGAAGAAGATTCGCAAGAGTATCAGCGGAAGCAGCACGGCTAGCAGCCAAGTACCCTCAACACTTGAAAGACAATTCAACTAATACACCTCATGGTAACTGGGGCCGGTACTGGTCGTGAGTTTTAATTCCGAATCGTTACCTATCGAACTTAACGGTGTGTCTTATTTATTAGACACACGTGAGTATCGACGTACAACGATTCCTGTTTCGCGTCAGCAACGTGACAACAGTAGGGAACCCGGAGAGAACACTCTTGATACGACTGGTGCGTGGGTACGCTCACAAACTGACTGGTCTTATGGTGCAGGACAACTTTACCTCGACTATGAAGACTCTGATCGTAGACGTTTCTTCTCGTCAACAGGTATTGATGTGTGGACTAAGGGCCAGATTACTTTGCTGCCCGAAACTGAAGACGCAGCGTCAAGCCTGACCTTAGGCACAGAAGATCTAATCATCAAACGGTTTACGAAAGCTAGCGATGGCACCGAATACATTTACATGGCATCGGACTCCAGCTTGTTTTTCAGCACCAACGGTGGAACAGCGTGGACAACTATCAGCACCACAAGCAACGTCACAAGTCTGACAAGCGATGGCGCATCAGTCTACGTGGGTCGTGACACCACAAACGTCCCACAAAAATACGCCCTTGGGTTAAGTTCAGACTTGGGATACGGCAGCCTAACCCCTGATCTTTTGCATGTCGCAGCCGGGCGTATGATCGCTGCCGATTCTAATTCTATTTACGAACTGGATTCCTCTGGAGCTAAAGCCAGTTCCTCCCTCGACTATTCGTTGCCTTTGTCTTCTAGCACATGGGTGTCTGCCAGCGCCGCAGCTAACGGTATCTACGCTGCCGCCAACACAGACAACACCGGATCTTTGTATTACATAGGAGTCAACGCAACTGACGGAACTTTGTCTGCTCCCACAATCGCAGCTTCCCTCCCTCGTAACGAATACATAAACGAAATCGTTGCTTACGCAGGGCTAATAGGGATAGCCACTAGTAAAGGATTCCGAGTCGGGCTCATCGAGCAAGATTCTTCTGGTGTTGTCATAGGCCCAGCCATCGACACAGGTGGCGAAGCGTTCTGTTTAGAAGCTGACCAAGAGTTTATGTGGTGGGGAGGCAACAACGCACAAGTATTCCGAGCGAACCTAGCCAGATTTACAGACACACTGGTGCCTGCATACGCAGCCGATCTTTACATGACAGGCTCTATCGCAGCCGGAGACAACGTAGTTTCTTTATGTAGATTAAATAACGATGGATCCCCCAAGCTGTTCCTCGCAGTAAATAAAGCTAGTGGAGCAGGAGGATTGTTTCGCGAAAGCTACACCGACGTGAAGCTAGCTACTGGTTCTCTGATAGTAGGCGAAATCACTTGGTCAACAGTAGTCCCGAAGCTTCTGAGATCTGGAGTGATAGACCTCGACCGTTCACAATTCGAACGCATAAAAATGGTGTACCCACAATCAGGAACAGACTACGCACAAGACGACAACACCTATACATTAGGCAATGAAACCAGCACACCAGTCGGCAAGATACGTTTAAAAGCAGTCAACAGACAGAACACGGCAGCATATATTCCTAGTTCATCTGGCACTTTGACTACTGGTAACCCAGAAACATTCGTGTTTCCTAGCGATGAAGCGACCGCTATTTCTTATGACCTAACGGTAGAGTTAGAACGATCAGCTTCTCCTACTACAGCTTCCCCTATCTGCCACGACTGGCAGCTAACAGCAGTAGCTACGCCACGCAGAATTGATGAAGTCATTCTACCTATCGTTCTTAGACGTAACGTGTTAACTGCACGCAACTCGGGAGCCCCTCAAACATTAGCGGCAGGTGATACCTTCACAAGTTTAAGAACACTAATGGAAAGCGGCGGTGCTGTTAATTATAAAGAAGGGGACAGATCAGAGAACGTAACAGTTGAACGGTTAGAGATGCAACCCGAACGCCTATCCGATGATGGAAGCTGGTGGGAAGGTACTCTCTTAGTCAGGCTCTTAACAGTTCCAAGCTAGAGGGGATATGGCTAAAGTTCTTTTCTTTGACATAGAAACTGCACCTAACTTGGCATACGTGTGGGGCCAATGGCAACAAGATGTCATCGACCACAAACGAGAATGGTATATTCTATGTTTCTCATATAAGTGGGAAGACCAAAAGAAAACCCATGTCGTTTCGCTAAACGACTTTGATCTTTACAACGAAGATTCTGAAAACGATTTAGAAGTAGTTAAGAAACTATGGGAACTGATCGACGAAGCAGACATTGTGATCGGTCACAACTCAGACGCATTCGATATCAAGAAAGCTAATGCAAGGTTTGTTTACCACGAACTTGGGCCACCAAGTCATTTCGGTTCTGTCGATACGTTGAAAATAGCTCGCCGTTATTTCAAATTTAATAGCAATAGACTTGGACACCTCGGAGAACATCTCGGATTAGGTGGCAAAGAAACAACAGGAGGATTCCAAACGTGGGCAGGATGTATGAGGGGTGAAGCCAAAGCATGGGCGACCATGAAAAAATACGCTAAACAAGATGTCGATTTACTTGTTGATGTCTATGAACGATTGCGTCCTTGGGCTACAAACCACCCGAACAGAAACGTCATCGACCAAACCACGTTCGCTTGTCCAACGTGTGGCGGCAACAGGTTGCATAAGCGTGGTGTCAGGTGGACACGCACACTGGCCTACCAACAATACCAATGCAGCCGCTGTAAAGCGTATTGTCGAGAGCGGTTGGCTCAACACAACGACAGACCCGAAGTGGTTTAATAGCCGTTATACCTAGCTGGCAAAGTACGTTCCATATCTGGTTCGAGTATACGTTTTTTGCATTTACGGCAACGACATTCGCCGACAAGGTATTTAGCTATTGTTCCGTGCTTCTTGAAGTCGGCTTTCTCCCACCGGATGTGGCCGAGATCGTCGGTGAACATTAGTAATCTTCTGGGTTTTGTGAATCCTGTTTGATTATGTCGGCAAGTCTTTCAGCTTCTGTACGTGTGCGGTACCATTCACGGATCTGGCTATCGCATATGACTGCGTAGCCTTTGATCGTTGGTCCGCCTAGTATTCGTGCCGGTATGGATTCAACCTTGACATCCATTTGTTTCTCCTTGTCATGGTCTTCCTTTATTTTACCACGTTTAGTGGTTACTCGTCATCTATCATGCAGCCGCAGCCACCCCAGTCGAACAGATCTAGCTGACCAGTATCTTCCGCTTCGATCTTTCCCCTGAATTGTTTGAGCGTTATCGGTTTGCTTTCCCCACCCGATCTATCTCTAAGAATAGCGACGTTAGCTCCTAGTTCTTGCCGCATTTCTTCTTCCTTCTGCTCCCAATCAGCGAATGTATCTGGTATCGCTTTCAACGCCCACTTGAAATGGCCGTGTCCTGCCCGTACACACAGCCCTCCACAATTATTATGTGGTGCGCCGAGATCATAAAGCCTTGGTTGCTTTATCCCATAACGTGCGAGCAGCATATCTGCATCTTCTTTGTCACTTAATGGTTCCCATAATAAAGGAAAGTCAACTTGATATGGGGTCCAGTGTTTGGGGATTCTTTCTGTCCTATGAATCTCTGTCCAGTCAATACCAAAATGTATTGTTGTTTCTTCAGGCGATTCACAATGAGCGTCTAACCATCGTCTACTTATTTCTTGCTTCAGTATCCTTGAACATAAAGGAACTCTGTTATTCCCAAGAAACCTAGAGTCTTTAAAGACTTGCCAAATGTCTCGGCCATCTGCGATATGTTCCAACGGTAGATCTAAAGCGTCGCTTGCTTCATAAAGGAATCTGTACAGATCTTCGTCTTCAGTTTTAGTATCAGTAAATAACAGCAGCACATCGTCGTATCGTTCTTTAGCTAAAGCAGCAGCAAGAAAGGATGCCTTACCACCTGAGAACATGACTACATGCTTCTGCATAACAAAATATTAGAGGGCGGAGCATAGAGATAGAAAGGAAATTAACACTCTCTATGCTCCTTCACGGGTAACCAGCCCACTAGCCCTCAATGGTTCCTTCTCTGAGTTGCTTCCGAAGTTCACGGAGGCGACGAACATTCTCCTCACGAGGGAGATACTCTCTCTCGATTGGCTTAACGACCATCTGATTGCGTCTAATAATATTCTGGTACTCATTCTTGAACTCGGCAATCGACGGCCAGTAAGGGGTTTCACGTACCAATTCCTTTACTGTGGTTCTTACAGAATCATAGTCCAGATCGTGTAGCACACTTGTCCAGATCTTCAATGTTCCAACAGGCATACTAACATTCTTGAACCACATTTGTGACATCACTAGTAGCAGTTCATCAGCTTGATCTTCAGTCATATCTACCTTCCACATGTCCACAACTGCCAGCCTTGGCGTGTGTTATTAACTATGAATGCAGCCATCTTGGTCGAGGCTTCGACTTCGAATCGTTGAGCCCACAACTGACTGCTAAAACTTTCTTTCCAATAATAAGTTGAGATTTGAAACAACCCATTATCAATAGTCTTCGCATTAAACGCCCGTGGGTTATGCAAACTTTCGCACCAACTAATACTTAATGCAGTCACGCAATCTTCTTGGAAGTATTCGCATACAACTGCTGGTATCTCAGGGTTAGGTGGCTCGTGGTTTACAGTAGCGAAGTCCAGTATTCTCCAGATCGCTAACCAAATCATTTGTCAACAAACGGTTCTACTAGTGGCATGATCCACGTTGATTCGAACTGAATAAAGTTCTCATCATATTTTAAAGCAGCATCCCATCCATTGAATGGACCAACGATGTCGTAGCCGTCACTAAGATTGCCTCGCACAATCACATGCGGAAGTTCATCTAAGTCTAAGACGTTAACAGCTTCAAGCATTCTCTTTATCCTTTCTTGCTTCTTCTATTTCTCCTTTGGTAAAGGAGTCATTCTTGAATAGGACTGGGTTGTTCCGTGACCTCATAGCTTTCTTTTGCCACGCAATCTTTTCTTCCCTACTCAGTTCTTCGTTTCCCATTTATTCTTTCCTTTCTTAATTCGAGAATTTTATTCCCGATCTTTCCGTAACGGTCTTCTTGTTCTTCCCGTAGTTTCCGTAACGCTGTCTCAAACGCAGCTTCAGTGAACGCCCACGTTACGCTTAACGCTGCGTAACATTCATTGATTGTCCAGCCTGCAGTGATAGCCATCTCCACGACATGTCGTATGCGTGCTGGTTTAGTCAGCGGCTTGCGTTCTTGTTCCTTCCACCATGTGTTCAACATGTGAGTTACGTTCTTGAACTCCGGGTGATAGGGGATATCCAAGTGTATTAATTCCCCCACGACTTTCCCTTTCTTTCATATCCATCCATGTTCTAAGCAACGAAGCAAAGTGTGCTAGCTCCATGACAACGTAAGCCCCTCCGGTTCCGAAGTTCCTACGTTTCACTAATGCCACTCCGTAATCTGCGTCTGCATTAATCCTTTCTTGTTCTGTTTCTTTCATTATCTCTGATAAAGATGACAGCGCATCCTTCCTGTTTTTGCATTCGAATACAAATTCAGGAAGCCAAGCGCTTTCGATATCCCCTGTGTCCTTACTACCTGACAACGGAGATCTTCTAAACCCTTTAGTGTTATTAAAGACGACGTTAGATAGATAGCGAACGCACTCGGTTTCCCAAGCCGTCCCCTTTTGTTTTGCTTTGTTCATTAGTTCACTTCAGGTGGTAAGTAATCTCTGTCTTCGTTGTACATGAGCCAGAACTGTAAAGCGTTTTGAATAATAAATGATTTAGCTTGTTCGAGTTTGTTGTTCGGATCCATTGCATAACCAGATGGATGCCGTTCAAACCTGTCAACAAAGTGAATAGCTTCAAGTTCTAATTGATCCGCGAAATCTTTAGGTACTACAGCAGAAAAGATTGTTACATCTTCGTTGAGTATCGGTATCAATATATGGTTCTCATCCACTAGAAGGGCTCCGTATCATCCTCTATTTCGAATCCCTTTTGTACAGCCGAAACTGCTTTCGCTTGTACCGTATCACTTTGAGAACCTCTTGGTTCCCACCTCCATGAAGGGCCAGCATCATCAGCATACAGCCGTAATTTCTTGATGCTCTTGCCTTCCTTGTTGGACCATTCATCTTCTTTCATGCGACCTTTAACTATGATCCTGTCTCCTTTTGACAACTCGGCTATGCGTTCAGCTAGCGTGTCAAAACATTTCACATCGAACCAATGCGTGGCTTTGGTGGTGTCTCGTCCAGTGGTTACAGCTACTGAAAACATTACGTTAGCTGTCCCTTGTTTAGAGAACCGTAGCTCTAGGTCTTGTCCTATGTTTCCTGCAATGGTGATCTCACTCATTGTCTTCCTTTCTTTTTTCAAGAATGTCTGCGAGAACATAGTTCCCGTCATGTTTATGCCAGAGATGCAGACCTAAGCCCAACCTCATCGCACATCTTTTAATACCATCCGAAGCGCAAGCCTTCAGACGTGCTCCATCTGTCTTCCAGTTCGTCGGATTCTCGCACTCACCAACCTCTTGTATCGAGGTAGTTCGTCCATCAACATCGACAACAAGAGTGCAGAGGCAACCAGTAACAGTACCATCAGCATCCCTAACAACATCATCAATAGAAAAATCATAAGCTCCTACGATCCCCAAAAGAAACTGCGTCACTATTCCGTGGGGTACATATGCTGCTGCAAACTTCCCCGGTTTAGTTTCGATGAACTTGTCTTGGAATGGCGTCGCTAACTTAGCTAACTGACTCATTATCCTTTTCCTTTATTCTTAGTATTGAACTTATTGAGTCCCCCTCAGGTGACTCGCAAAGCTTCCGGTAGCTACAGTAACCACACTCCCAAGGAGTGTCGCCTGAACCGCCGCTTCCTTTCAAACCCAATGGTACCACACCAGTTTGCAGAGCAGTAATCGTTTCGCGCATCTCCATTTCGAGCACGTACTCAGTGATTGTGCGTAACGTGGCACCACTTTCTTCAACTCTGTCGTCTAGTTCATAGACCCATTCGATAGTGTCACCAGCTTTAGCTTGGTCTTTCCACTTGCCCGGCGTTGCATCAGTACAGATATAAACCATGTGAACAGCATGAACATTAAGTCCAAGCGCATAGGTGGCAGCTTGCAAGAGATGTTGTTCTCTCGGCCCTTCCTTCCTTGCCTTACGGAAAGCAAAGTTACGCATGGTTTTAATTTCAACAACACAGATTCTTCCTTGGAACTTTCCGAACTTGTTGTGAAACCATAGGTAAACTCCATCAGCATGACCTGATCGCATGACTTCAGGGAAAGAGACACGCACTTCGGATCTAAACTTTTCAAAGACCGGATCAGTTTCCATTGCACACTGGACTTGGCTATGCAAAGTGTTACCTATCTCCCGTGCAACCAGCCCATTAGCTGCAGTGTCAGGGTTACCTGCTTCAACTGGAGCCCTTAACCCGTCATAGATTTGTTGACGAATACAGTTCCCGATAGAAGACACACGCAAGAAAGACCCATCTGCCGTAGGTTTTGAACTATCAGCTAAACCTTTACGAGTTAAAGCTCTCGTTGCAGAATTAACTAGCTCCATCAGTGTGCTCCCAATACCTGTGGTAGTAATCACTTGATGTGCGCCAAATATACTGAGGCCCAGCGTGTCGCTCTTTACGTTCAGACAATTTAGTTTCTTGACGTTTGCAAGTCGGACAAACAACAGCCTCTATCATCCCCCCTCGTTGCGCCTTCTTAATTAATGGGCCTAAGAGCCGAGCATTATCTAACTTGACCCCCATCTTTTTTAGTTCCATGTGAACCTCGTCAGTAGTCCATGTTCGCCACGGCCCATACTTAGTTACACATTTTTTGATTGCCATTTGTGCAGCAAACTTTTGAGATGGTCGTGCGTTAGCTTCGACTTGTCTCATGCCAGCATCTCTAGCTTCTTTACCACTATGCATTTACTAATTCCTTTGCAGCTTTCTCGGTCATCGGTAGCTTCCCGAACATGACGCTCGCTTGGTGTCTTCGGTTACGTTCACCTGTGCCAGCGATCCATTTGCTTGTACCTTTCATGGGTTTATCTTTCTGTTCCCATGCTTGGACAGCCATCAGCGCACCCCACTTAGTGTTACGCACGCCAGCTATATCTTCATCACGATAGAACCTTGCATTCAAATCGTCTTTGTTGTTAGACCATCGAGTTATCTTGTTGTAATAACCCTGATGATTTTGTTTACCATCTGTGAAAGCCGGTGCTTCTGGGTTGAACGATGGCTTGTGTCCAATCAGATCAACAACTAACTGATCCCATTGGCCATCAACAAACTCTTGATTAGCCATCCGTTCAATAGTCTGAGCGTAACTCTTGTGTCGTTCGTAACCTTTGCATAGTTCTCTGACTGCTTGTTCCATCATCTCTTGTGGCTTACCAACCTTGCGGAATCTAAACACCGCATCGTTGTCTAAGATGTTCCACTTAAATGTGTTAGCACACACAACAGCAGTAGCAGACTGAGTAGCTATCAACGGCACATTCTTGTCATGTCCGTTACCAAGATTAAAGATTGAATCAACATGGGACCAGCCCGGTATCTCAATCCCATCCTTAAACTTCAACGACACATAACCAACAGCACCGTTGTCATAAGTACCCACTGATTCAATAGTTTCTACTAGTCCAGTGTCAAGCAAGATGCCAGTGAGATCATCAATCATAAACCGATGCTGCACTATCTGATATCGAGGGCTCACCTCTGCAAACGCATGAGCATAGTGAACCATCTTTAACAGTTGCCTGTCACCTAGATCCCAGAACTCGTCGCCATGTTCTATATGTAATGTAGATCTTTCAACCTCACACCAATCAAAAGCATTACGAGCTTCCAACCAGTCGATATGTCCGACCTTTCCTAACTTGTGCCATGCTTCCACACGATAACGTGCGTGCACCGCATCTGTTTCAGTCATTCTATGACTCATATCTATTCCCTTTCATTGAGATCTTCAGGAGAGAGGAACTTGTCATATATCAGGGAGGCAAGCTCCCCTCTCCCTTTCTTGCAGCTAATCAGGCAACGCCCCATGTACACCCTTCGGCATTCGTGGTGCGGACATCCGATTAGCTACGTCCTATTCTTCTTCTTCTTCGTAGTCGAAAGCGTTTGCTAAAGGATCATCACCATAAACCACAGCGATTCCTACCTGTGTACTGCCATTCATCAACCTAAACACGGGATAATATCCATCACCCCACGTTGTACTGGTAGCAACAGCACCTTCAACTTCACCTACATTGTCATTACTCAACGTCGTTTCACAGATCGCTTCATAAGTTTCACCGTCAGTTACATAACATGGATCAACCACCATTATCTGGCCTGAATCCACACCAATATCCCCAACTTTTACATATTCAAAATCGAAACTCATACCACGTACTCATCTCGTATCCGTTGAGCTACTTGATCTAGCTCTGCTTGTACTCGTCTGACATAGACGGCTTCGTCTTCACGCTTCCGTCTCTTGTGTTCTTCCCATTTCAGAATCAACAACATGTGTGACCACGCTGCTGCGAATCCGAACATTAAATAAGATGCCGCTGGTATGTCCACGGTTCCTCCTTCATTGCTTTTATTTGTTGATCTGCTGCGTCGTACTCGTCGTAACCTTCGAGCGCCGCTTCGTATTCTTCATCATCCATATATTCATATGGATCGTCCGGTGGATCAATATTGAAGTACTCCATTACTCTTTCTCCCCTGTCACTAGCTCATGGACTGTTTGAATTAACTGAGCAACCTGATTCTTAGTAAGACTTGACTGCTCTATGTCATAGTTGTGTGCGTACAAGATGCCTAACGTCCAGCCAATCTTCTGGTGACGCACAGCTACTTCGTTCACATAATGTGTGTCTACATTCGTAAGTTTCGGCATCAGAACGCCTCCGCTTTGTACTCATCGACACTCACACCAGCATCTTCTAACCGGATCTCTTGCTGACGTGCACGCTCTTGGCTTTCACGGTGCATGTCTTCAATCATCTGGTCTATGCCAGCATCAATCAACTTGTCGAGCTTCTTAAGCTCACCCATTTCAATCATCGCCACCCTGTCTGGATGCGGTGACGACAGTTCTAATATTCTCTGCTGTATATACTTCTGTATGCCACGAGCAGTAGACATATCAATGTAATCACGATTCATCGTGAATCCTTTCTAAGTTACGGTTACTGATACTTTACCAGAATTAATTAACATAAGCCTTGTTCAAGCACCATTTGTTCGTACTTCTTACGGCCAAGAATAAACCCGATGTGTCTGAAACTGTACCCTGTTTCTTCTTGGATCTGGCTAAGTGTTCTACCATTACTGGCCCGCGCACGAACTCGACTATGTATGTCCTTCTCTAACTCACGGGTCTTATCTATCGAATCTTTATGTGCTTCTATCAACTTGTTAAGTCGCATAACATTTCCTTTATGGTTTACATGAAGTGCTCTAAACCTGAACACGAATACGAATAAATGTAGGTTTGTACGCCTGCCAGCCTTGATGACTGACAGACGTACAACCTTGTGACCTCTAGCGCATGTATGTCATGCTTGGGGTTGCTTGACTCAACTCACGAGCCTTATTGGTCACGTCCCTGTATTCAGCCTTCATTAGCTGAACATCTACGTCGTGTAGCAGATTCGTGGTGTAGATAACCCACGGAATGTAAGGCTTTCCCATGTGGCGATCCCTTGTGAACCGCGACAGGTGTCGATACGTTTGACCGTCTATAGCCACGGTGTTGCCATCTTCCCACAGCTTGTGATTGCCAAAGTCACGCACCCACACAGTCTCTTGGAAGTTTGCCTTGGTAAGCTCACCATCTTCAGTTACTTCACGGATGTCTAACGCTGCTCCGACAACCTTGAATTGCAACTGACAACGTGCAGGTATCTCTATCGCCTGCTCACCGGGAACACTTGAACGTCGTGCAGCTTCTTCTGCATAACCTTCAGCCACTTGGTGGTCACTGTTGAACACGTACAGATATTGGCTAGCCGTACCGTTGTTTTTGTTTTGGTAACCTTGGTCAGCGTGCTTCTGCAACTCTGCAGTCGTGAAGCCACATTCCTGTTCGTTACCATCTGTGTAGACTTCAAGGTGGTTTGTAACCATGTTGTCTACTATTGCTTGGAGCTTCTGAGCCCCTGTCTGTAATTGCTGCATTTGTTTCCTTTGCATATTGGTCAGTCCAGATCCGTCAGCCAGCCGCTACCGCTAGTTCCACGGTCATACTTGCCCGTATCAACGTAACGCTCGCCCATCTCTTGCAGACAACCTTCGTCATCTGCAAACATTGAATTAAAACCATCTCTCGCCCTCATCTCCTTGGCGGAGAGAGACACGGGATTTGGCTTTGTCCAAGATCGCCGAGTGCGTGCTGACATGCTGGTCCTTTCTGGTTGGTTGAAGCGCCGTGAACAGCAGGTTCTGATGCAGAGCAAGTGGCTCGGGCAGCCAAAGTTTGTGGGCGCTAGATCTCGCCGCTCGTTCGTTGCGAGCCCAGAGATCAGCGGCAGAAAGTTTTGCTGGCTGCGGAGCACCACTTGAACCAGACAGGTTCTGCTGTACGGTGAAGCAACCAAGCCGAAAGGACAAAGCCTGTGGGCATGCAGGCGAACGCAGGACAAATTAAATCACGGGGCTCACACCGACAAGGACCAGCCACCACGTCCTGCTCCAGCCA